CAATCTTCTAAAGCTGGATGATAATAATCAACAGATTCATCACCATTTTTCTTATCTATATAATGATTACTAACACTTTTACCATCTCGAATTGCCTCAAGACACCCTGGTCTTAAAATAGATATTAGAGCAGATAGTTGTTCTATATTTTCTGGTTTTAATTTTTTAGCCATAGACTTCCCAAGTCTAGACTCTAACTGAAAACAACCTTTAGTATTGCCTTCAGAAATTAGTTCCCAAGTTTTTGCGCATTCTAAATTAATCGTACTGTGAATAGGATCAAAGTCAATCTTTAATTCCTTATCATCTAAAACATCAAATGAGCATCCGCAAGAATATTGATAATTTTTCATTACTTAAAAGAATCCTTAAATTTAATATTAGCACCCAATTTTCTATGTAACTTCATAAATCTTACCATGATCTCTGCCGTATCTCGAATATCTTTAATAGCGTCATGTGCGCCTTCTTTAGAAATTCCAAAATAGTCTCTTAGAGAATCCAAGGTATAACTTTTAAGTTCACTGTTCTGCTCAAACCAATAAAAAACTAAATTCATTACATCAATAACATCTCTAGGATAAAAGATATCTGTTCTACCTTCTTTATTAGTGTTGCCGTGTTTGGCACTTAGTCTATCAATAATAGGTAGGTCAAAACGATAAATATTGTAACCAGCAGCGATAGGAGCAGAAAACTGACTTTTCCTAGAAGATCTAGAATGATACTTAGAAAGATAATCTACAAACATTTTCCAAGAATGTTCTTGAGCAGGATTGTTACGCCATTTCTCCATGATATCTGCTTTAGCACACCCTGCGACCTTAGCATGAAAATCTACAACGTCTGTAGTATATTCATAGTCAGGATCTTTAGCAATACACTCTGGCTTAAATGTAATATTAAATTCAGAGTTAGGTATAACCTCAAGTTTAATTGGGTCGATAATTACAGACGCCAACTGTACTGGGCTACAAACTTTTGGATCGACTCCATCAGTTTCAAAATCAAAAACGCAAATTTTATTATAATTGATCATTATTCTTGTACTACCTCTACTTCATTAGCTGGCACTATCATTACTTTATGTGCTGGATTGGTAACTAAAACAGCGTTATTAACTTTACAACAGTTAATTCTCTCGTCTGCAATTTTAGTATATTGTTGCCCGTCATGTATAAATTTAGTACCTACTGCGATGTCAACAAATCTTGGCATGATTATTCTCCTTCTTTAAGTAAGTTTTGTATAGTCATAATTTTATCTAGCATAGCTACTCCTAGAATATCAAATTTAATAATACCAATTGATTCTAAATCTTGCATTTCCATACCAGCAATCATCTGTTTATTTTTTGAGTCATATACCATTGGGCATATTTGACTTAATGGCTCAGAACTAATAGCGATGCCTGCCGCATGCTTAGACTGATTAGATTTTACTCCTTCTAATCTTATAGCCTGTTCAAAGCGTTTGGCAAGTGGTCCTTGTAATTCACCATTCTTATCTATGGAACACCATTCTTTAATGCTATCTGAATTATTTTCTAATGTCCATCTAATAATTGAAGATTCTCCAGTAGTATCTTTCATTGCTTGTAGGGAATCAGCAATTCTAGCCTCATCTGGAATATTTTTTGTAATTTTATTCATTTCGTCAAAAGAGATATTTCCATATACCCGTAAAACATCTTTCAATGCCCCACGACCTTTGATAGTATTAAACGTAATCATTTGAGATACTTTATCATGACCATATGTATCCTTGATATATTTAATAATATCTTCTCTCTTATTAATTGGTACATCTACGTCAATATCAGGCATAGATATATGTTCTGAAGTATTACGTCCAGCATTATAGAATCTATCAAACATTAAGTTGTATTTAATAGGATCAATATTGGTAATACCAATTAGATAAGATACGAGACAGCCAGCAGCACTACCTCTACCCGGTCCCGGAAGCCAGCTATTATCACGAACATGATTGACAATATCTTGCACAATCAAAAAGTAACTGGATAGGTCAGCACCTTGAAGTACATCAAGTTCATATTTAATTCGGTCTACATAAACACTATGCTCAGACTCTGGAACTTTTTTAGCTATTTTATCTTTCCATCCGTTTCTACACAATTGTCTTAAATACTCAGCGTCATCATAACCTTCAGGACATGGGAATGGAGGAAGATTGGGTTTACTTAAAATATCATATTCTTCGCACATAGAATCTACCAAGTTGGTGTTATCTATTTCTTCTTCAGTATGTAGTTCTCTAATTTCTTCTTGTGATAAAATATGGAAATTATCTGATGTAAAGAAACAACCCATAGGCACAGATTCATCCACACTGAGTTTGCGATTAATTTCTGGAAATGTAGTTTTAATATTATTACACAACAATACTCTTTGATCTACAGCATCGCTTTTTCTACAATAATGTGCATCTGGAGTACAAATAGTTTTTGTGTCTGTAAGATGAGAGAGTTCTCTGATACAGTCTGTAAGGTGAGATTGTATAGGCAGATTATCTTTGTCCATTAATTGTGATTCTAGAAACAAATTTTCTTTACCAAAAATGTCTTTGTATTGATTGATACAGTTTGTTCCTACTTTTTTCCAATCAGAAATAATAGTATCGTTATCCATAAGTTTATCCGCAAGAGTGGAGCCTAAATGACCACAGATACCTACCATGTTTCCATCCATCATTTCACCTAGCTTTTTGAGATCTAATCTAGGTTTAAAATAATAGTGTTCTGGACGATTAGATTCTGAAACTATACGGATTAGGTTTCTCCAACCTTCATAGTTTTTAGCCAACACAAGAAAATGAGTAAGTGATCTATTTTCTTTTTCTTTAATAGTAGCATCGTTATCGGATATATATAACTCACAACCCAAGATGGGTTTAATGCCCTTTTTCTTCATAGCCGCATAGAATTTAATTGCACCAGCTATGTTACCATGATCTGTTAAAGCACAAGATTTAACTTCTATTTCTTCACAACGATCAGCAATTTGTTCTGGTTTGGAAAGACCATCCAATAAACTGTACATACTATGTACATGCAAAGGTATATATTTTTTCATATTTTTAATTCCAAAAGTTATTCTGCACTTCCCGGAGCCTTGTAGTGTCCTATATTATAACCTTCAGCCTGGTATTGGTCAATGACATTATCCATACCTTTTATGCTTATGTCATGTTTTATTTGTTCACATATAGTCATGCTCTCGCCCATATTGGTTAATTGATCTTCTCTATACTCTACTATCGGTAAATGTTCTGAACCTTCATATGTAGTTTTACCAAAATGACACAGCTTAGTACATTTCCAGCTTTTATTCAGTTTTGGATTTTGGCTGTTTTTAATATCTTCAAATTTCTTCTTCAGCATCATTTCTACTTGGAACATATTAGCTTCTGTGAAATTTACAGAAAACATACCACCATCATTAATAAAATCAATAGATACCATTATGTTCTCAATGTCTGGATATAATTTTTTAATAGCATAATAATATAGCATTAGCTGCGGATCATTATGCAGTTTATTAAGTGTTTTTTCTTGACCTGTTGCCCAATCTAATCTTCTACCTGTTTTCCAATCAATAACTTCATATGTATTATCATTAACCTTAGTAATTAAATCTATTGTGCCTTTAATAGATAGCTGACCTTCTAAATGTCCTTCCTTAGTATCATAGCTATATTTAGCCCAAGGCTTATCTATAGTAATATCAAAATGTTGTTCAGGTTCGACGATCTCTCTGTTTCGAGGATCAAACATACCATCACCATATTCTATAGCTTTGTAAACCCATTTGTCACAATCCTTAAAATCTCTGTCCGTCCATTTATGATGAGTAAACTGAGATGTATAATAATTATATACTTGTTCATTGATAGTATTAAGACTATAATTGGTAATATCCACAGCGCCTATAATATCATCCTCAAAATACCTATTGTTATTTTGTTGATTGAGTTTAATAAATGCCAATATCTCCAGTACCTTATGGACAATAGTGCCTTTATCTGCTTTTTTATTAGAGGGAGATCTTTGTCCTAAATTATATTCTATAAAATATTGCATAGGACACATGCTATGAGTGCCATAAGAGCTACTACGAATATATGTGACTATTATGATAGCACCGCCTTCTCTATGAGAAAATTATATATTGTTTTATTTTTCTTAGACAAATTTGAGTCTTGATTGTCTATAACTAAATCAAAATTTGATTGATCATACAGATTATCATCAAGTGCTATCTCGCTAGTATGAGTTGATTCGTAAAGGTTTCTATTTAATTTAATTACTATACCACCAGCGTTTTTAACAGCATCGACCTCGTTAGGAAATCGACAGTCAGCTATGAGAGCCATATGCGGTTTTTCTTTTTCTATTAATCTAATCGTGGCTGCTGACCAAACATTTTGTTGTAATTTTCTAAACATATCTGTACCTAGATGTTGCATTACTTCTCTAGCAGTCATTTGTTTATCGATTCCTGGCCAATAACAATCTACAAGCTCATTTTTATTTTCGTCTGTACCATAACACTGATCGTATGTTAGTCCTAAAATATCAATACATACTTGTTTAAGTGGATCAGCAAAATTATAAATCTTACTCTGGCCCAAATTACTGGTTTCAAAAAGATTTTTTACAAATTCACAAGAACTAGTTTTACCTGACTGTTTTCTTCCAGCAAAAGCTATAATCATATAACACCTTTTATATATTCTTTTATTTGATTATCTATTTCAGCAGAGTCCATTTCTGCTACATCAGCTTTAGATATTTCTGGTACAAATATTCTGTAAGTATTTTGACATTTTTCTTTAATTTGTAATGCAGCTTTTCTTCCTGCCTCATCATTATCAGTCAATACTATTATAGTCATAGCTCCAGAAGAGTCTAACATAATCTTTTGTCTATCACTAAGTGCAGACCCAAAAATACCAACACTATTATGTATACCATTTTCTTCCAACTTCCATACATTCCCAGGACTTTCTACTAAAATTACTATGCCTGTTTCTTGTATGTGTTTTTGAGCAAACCAATAATTGTATAAAGAATTTTGACTTTTAAAATTAGCGCTATGTTTCCATTTGGAATACAGATATTTCCTATGGTCTTCTGGACAATCCTTATCAGGACTATGAAAAGTACCACATTTATCACATTTATCAAATACACTTCTACCTGTACAACCGATCATATAATTGTAATCTATATCATAGATAGGAACAACAACCCTGTTATACATCTCCCTACTAGAATTATCACATAATCCCACATCATACTTATCTAATATTTCTTTAGAAAAATTGCGATCAAGATAATATTCAGATGGTATTTTTAATAGTGGACGTATTTTATCTCTAGTTAAACAATTCTCTGTACTGACTTTGCTAGTATTTTTTACATGATTGATAACATTTGTGAATTTACTTTTATTCCTAGCCACTTTAGATACCTTAATATCATTTAAATCTTTCTTTAAGAAAGAAGTAATAAAATCTATGGTCTCTTTAAAACTTGCAGTCTTATCACCTTCCTGAGTCCACTGATATTTTCTGTTAGATAATAACCCTCTAACAAAACCTATAATAGATCCTTTAAAACATTTTTCACACCCTTGCGTTCTACATTTCCAATTGCCTCTATAATTGTCTCCTTGTACATATAGATTTAATGCACCCTCATTATCGCCTTCATGAATGGGACACGCCATACTTATCATCTTACCATGATCTTTATATTCTAAATCAAAGTGATCGAAAAGTTCCTCTATGTTATCACAAAGTTCATCACAGACTACTTTTAATTTAGCCTGATCATTCAAACGGGATTTCTTGGTCATTAGCATTTGCGTCCTCTACAATAAAACCATCATCTTTATTACTATTATTACTCATTAATTCTAACTTAGTCTTACCTTCTGTAATTTTAGCACACCAGCCTTTCATATGACAATTTACGTAATCGTTATCATCAAGACCTCCACCATGTCTACTAATTAAAGGCACTAATTTACGATTACCATTATCTGGTCCATCTTCAGCAATTTCTTCTGGTGTCTTACGTTTAAAAATACTGAAGTTACTACATAGCCAAATAATTCTATCGCTACCACTAGCTGTGTCCGTAGTTTCTTTTGTTATGCCATCTCTATTTAATTGGATGAATGCAACGATAGGAACTTTGTATTTGGTTGCAAAGTTATGTAGTTGTGTCATCATGAAACCAAGTACTTGATATTCTTTCATATCTTGGCTCATACCTTGGGTATCCATGAGTTTTAAATAATCATAAAATATTACACAGTCTTTTGCTGTGCCATCTTCATTTAGTCCTACTTCTTTTAATAGCCACCTACGCATAATAGACAGTTGATCTTCAAATGCTTTACCTGCAATAGATTTGTAATAAAGATTAGTCTTTTTTAATGATTCTACAGCTTCAGTAACTTTTATTGACTTTGTGGGGGTGTCAGCAAATTTGCCAGTTTCAATATGGTTGATTTCAATTTCTGTCATCATAGCTAAAATTCTGTTAATATGATCTTCTTTGGTCATCTCTGTATCCATATTCAATACAGGGATTTGTAATTTATTAGCAATATGAAAACCCATATTATCAGACAATAATGTTTTACCTGTTTTAGGTCTAGCAGCAATCACATTCACTGTACTACGTCTTAATCCTCCTCCAATAGCTTGATCATATACTGGAAAACCCGTAGGTATACCAACCTGATCTACTTTATTATTTACAAGATCATCGAGGTATTCATCCAATTCGGATCCAATAGCTACAGGATTATTATCTACATCATTCAATAAATTTGTAAAATCAAAGATAGTATCTTCTGCAAGACTCAGGATAGAACCTATGGATTCATTGCCTGTAACATCTAATATTTTATCTTGTGCATCTCCTAGTTGAGCCCTTAATAATCTAGCTATTTCTAATTTTCTAACTTTAGCTGCGAACTTTCTTACATTTTCAAGATTAACAGGAAAATCAAGCACAGCTTTAAGATGTTGTGCTTCATCTTTTTTATCAAAAGCGTGAGATAATCCTATCTCTTGAGCCGATGAAAATATAGAAGCAACATCTATATTAATAGACTGTTCTTTATCAAAGATATTTTTAATACATTGATATATTGTTTTGTTGCTGTCGACGGTAAAAGAAGTATCCTGAATAATATCTGCAATATCTAAATATGCATCTTCTCCATATTTACAGATACCAGCAAGGACTGCTCGTTCAGCAGCAGTATCACACAAAATCATTAGCCAGCACTCCTAGCACAATTATTACATTTGTATCGTTCTACGGTATCTTGTAGTAAAGCAGGATTGATGGACTCTTTTTTGTTACACACTCTACATACTACATTAATAGGATCAAAAGCTCTCACTCTTGGGGTAGGACCAAACTTTTTGAGTTTTTGATCAATCGCTATATCTTCTTTATGAAGATGTGCTTCCATCATTTGATCAAATTTATTTTCTGTTTGTTGTGGTCTTCTAGATGATCTATTTTTAATAGGGTTTTCTTGTTGTACAGGTTCTTCTGTTTCCTTATTGTCTTCAGGTAGCATTT